CGACGCCCTCGGGAAGCTCGCCACGATGCTCGGCATCCCCGTCGAGATCCTGTGGGACAAGGTGTCGATCCTCTCCCAGACAGACGTGGAGCGGGCCAAGCAGCTCGCCGACCAGGCCGGCGGGATGGAAGCGCTGCTGGCGCAACTGGCCGGCGGTATCGGCCCCCCCGAGACCCCCGTCCCGTCGGGGAACGGGAACGGACCGGCGCCGGCCGGGATGGTGGGGGCCTGATGGCCGCCACCGCCCTCGGCGCCCAGCTCACCGAACTCCAACGGGCCACGCAGCTCCGGCTGGCGGCCCGGATGATCTCTCAGATGCGGGCGGCGTGGGGGCTGCTCGACCCGGCCGACCTCGACGCCACCTTCCAGCAGTGGTTGCGGGTGGCGGTGCCGGTCGTGCAGGCCAACCGGGCCTCGTCATCCCGGCTCGCCGCCGCCTACCTGGCGGCGTTCCGCAAAGCCGAGCTCGGCACCCTCGACGGTCTGCCGGTCGTGCTGGCGGCCCCCGCCGACGTCAAAGCGGTCACGACCTCGCTGCTCGTCACCGGGCCATGGTCGGTCAAGAAGGCGATGACCAGCGGAGTGGATCTGGCCCGGGCGGCCGACGTCGCCGAAGCCCGCTCGTCGGCCGCGGCGATGCGCCACGTCCTCGACGGCGGCCGCGACATGATCGTCGGGACCGCCAACGCTGACCGGCAGGCGATCGGCTGGGCCAGGGTGGCGTCGGCGAACTCCTGCGCCTTCTGCGCCATGACGGCCAGCCGTGGCCCCGACTACGGATCGGAAGCCACGGCCAGTTTCGAAGCGCACGACGGCTGCCAGTGCGGCGCCGAACCGGTCTACCGACAGGACGCCGCCTGGCCGGCCAACTCCGAACGGTACCGGGAACTCTGGGACGAACACGCCGCCGGGAGCGGCCGCGACGCCCTCAACAATTTCCGTCGGGCACTCGCCGACGGTTAACCCCGGGCCCGTGATGGGCCCACCGCCAACACCGGGCCGTGATGGCCCAATGGAAGGAAGCCGAGATGGCTGACGAACCGACGCCTGAAGACACCTCATCCGACGACGACCCCAAGCCCGACGGCGAGCTCGACAAGATGAAGGCGGCGCTCCGCAAGGCCAACAAAGAGGCCGAGGAGAACCGCCGGAAACTCAAGGAGCTCGAGGACCGCGACAAGTCGGAGAGCGAGAAGCTCGCCGGCCGGGTCGCGGAGGCCGAACGGCGCGCCCTGGACGCCGAAGCGAAAGCGCTCCGGTTCGAGGTCGCCATCGAGAAGGGCGTGAAGGCCCGGTGGCTGTCGGGCACTACCCGCGAGGAACTCGAGGCTGCAGCCGCCGAGTACCTCGCCGACCATCCATCTGCCACTGGCAACGGACCAGCCCCCGCCAAACCGGTCGAAGACCTGCGCGGTGGCGGCGAACCCGCCGAGGGACCCGAACCCGACCTTCGCAAGATCGTCGATTCGATCCCCCGCGGTATCTGAACATCCGCGCGGTCCGCCACGGAGCCGAGCGGTCCAACCAGACCTAGGAGGTCATCGTGGCGAATACGTACATCAAGGCCGCGCAGATCGTGCAGGCCGCCGCGCTGCTCTTGCAGCGGGAGATCGTGCTGCCCCGCCTCGTGTGGACGCAGCCCGACGCCAACTTCAAGGGCGCACTCAATGACACCGTCACCCTGCGGGTGCCTGCGGTGCTGGCGGCCCGGACCCGTACGTTGCGGTCCACCGACCCGCTGCAGGCCGACACCCTGACCGAGACCAGCGTCCCGATCGTGCTTGACACCCACGTCTACTCGCTGCTCAACATCACCGACGAGGAACTGACCCTCGACATCGCCGACTTCGCCGCCCAGGTCCTCGCCCCGCAGATGCGGGCCGTCGCCGAAGGCATGGAGAACGCGATCGTTGACGCCCTCGAAGGCGCCAACGAAGCGGCCACGATCAGCATGGACGACGCCCATCCGTACGACACCCTGGTCGATGCCGGCACCATCCTCAACGACAACAACGTGCCTCGTAACGGGCGGGTGCTCGTCATGGGGTCCGGTATCGAGGCGGTGATCCTCAAGAGCGACAAGTTCTCGAAGGTCAACGAGTCCGGGACCTCCGACGCGTTGCGTGACGCCACGATCACCAGGGCCGCCGGCTTCACGCTCGTCGGTTCGAACGCTGTCGACCCGTGGACGGCGTACGCCATGGACCAGTACGCCGTGGCGTTCGCCGATGTCGCTCCGGCCCTACCGGCCGGTGCCACGATGAAGGAGCGGGTCAGCACCGCCGGGCTCGCTCTGCGCTACATCCGGGACTACAACCCGACGAACAGCACCGGGCCCGTCGACCGCTCCCTCGTCGACGCCTTCGTCGGCGCGGCGTCGGTCGAGCAGAACGGCGTCAACGCCCGTCTCGTCGTCATCACCGGCGGCGCGAGCTAAGACGATGAGCCTGCCTGCGTTCGCGACACTCGATCAACTGGCGGCCCGAACCACCGTCGACGACGAGACGCGGGCGCAGGCAGCTCTTGACGACGCCTCGGCGGAGATCCGCTCCATCGCCGGCGTCACGTTCACCATCGACGAAGAACTCGACTTCACCGGCTACCCCATCTGGGCCGAAGACGCGCTGGTGAAGGTGTGCTGCGCCGCGGCTGTCCGGTCCCTGACCAACCCGGCAGGGGAGCAGTCCGAAACGATCGGTTCCTACAGCCATTCGTATGCCAACGCCTCACCCGACGTGTACATCAACGCCAACGAGCGGAGGCTGATCCGCCGCGCCGCCGGCCGCACCGGGCTTGGAACGATTACCACGACGACCGGCTATGACGATTCGGACACCCGGTACCTCGACGTCGTGCCGGCAGGGGAGCCGATGCCGTGGCTCGAAGGGCCGGTGGGGTACTGATGACCCCTTCTGTGGCCATCCTGATCCCGGTGCTTGGCCGGCCCCACCGGATCGTCCCCACCATGGAGTCGGTCGCGGCGTCGACCCCTGCGCCGCACCGGCTCCTGTTCGTCGTATCCGACGACGACCAGGCCGAGCTGGCTGCGCTCGATCAGGTGGACGCCGATTATCTCGTCGTGCCGGCCGCCCGGGGGTCGTGGGCCTGCAAGATCAACGACGGGTACCGGGCCACCGTCGAGCCGTGGATTTTCACCGGCGCCGACGATCTCGCCTTCCACCTTGGCTGGTTCGACCGGGCCCTCGCCTGGGCCGCCGAGACGACCGGGGTGATCGGCACGAACGACATCGCCAACCCCCGTGTCATGCAAGGCCAGCACTCGACCCATTCGCTGTTCCGCCGCGCGTATGTCGACGAGCAGGGAACGATCGACGGGCCCGGTGTGATGCACGAGGGTTACGCCCACCAGTTCACCGACGACGAAGCCGTCCAGACGGCCATGGCCCGCGGGGTGTACGTCCACGCTTTCGATTCGATCGTCGAGCATCTGCATCCGATGGTGGGGAAGGCCCCGGATGACGCCACCTACCAGCTTGGTCGGGAAGGGACCCGGGACGGGAAGCGGATGTTTCTCCACCGGAAGCGGCTCTGGGCCAAGCCTTCCTCTTTGGCCATTCCGGCGCCGCCGGCCCGGGCGGTTGTGGTCACTGCCTGCTACGGCGGGGTCGACACCACCCTCCACCCCCAGGCGCCGCAGGACATGCCGGTCGACTGGGTGTGCTTCACCGACGAGCCGGACCTGACCGCGCCGGCCCCGTGGAGGGTCGTCCAGGCCCCGGGCCGGTTCGCCCATCCCTGTCTCTCCGCCAAGGTCCACAAGACCAGCCCCGCCGTCGACGTGACCGACGTCGTGTGGATTGACGCCTCCATGGAGGTCACCTCGAGGTCGTTCGTTCGTGACGCGTTGGCGGCGCGCCGCGACGGTGTCGCCACCTTCACCCACCCGCGCCGCCGCTGCATCTACGACGAAGCCGAAGCGTCGCTCGGCGCCGAAGGGCAGGACGGGAAGTATGCAGGGCAGCCGCTCCTGGACCAGGTCGCCCACTACCGCGCCGAGGGCCACCCCGACCACGGCGGGCTCTTCGCCTGCGGTGCTGTCGCCTGGGACCTCGCCAACCCCAAAGCGGCCGAGCTCGGCCGCCAATGGCTGGCCGAATGCGAACGATGGTCATGGCAGGACCAGCTGTCGTTCCCCGTCGTGTGCCGCCGTCTCGGCGTCGTCCCGGGGGTGTTCCCGGTCCGGCAGATTGAACGGTCCAGCCGAGGCTTCCTCTCGAACCGATGGCTGCGGATCCACCCCCACACCCAGAAGGCCCCGGCGCCGCCCAAGGTGTCAGTCCTGATCCCCTACGCGTCCACCGACGCCGCCCGGGCCCGGGCCCGCACCTACGTCCTCGACTGGTACACCCGTCACCATCCCGGCTGGGAGATCATCGAAGGGCCCTGCGCGGGAGAGTGGTCGAAAGGCCGGGCGCTGGCCGACGCCGCCGGCCGTGCCACCCACGATCTGTTTGTCCTGGCCGACGCCGACAGCGTCGTCCCAGCGGGCACCCTCGAGGACGCCGCGGCCCGGGTCGCTGCTGGGGCCGCCTGGGTGATGCCGCACCGGAAGGTGTACCGCCTCTCCCAAGAGCACACGGCCCGCATCTACGCCGGGGCCGATCCGCAACCTCGTGACACCTGCCGGGCTCCCTACAGCGGCGTCACCGGCGGCGGAATCACCGTCCTGTCGCGCACCACTTGGGACACGGTCGGGGGGGTCGACCCCCGCTTCGGCGGGTGGGGCGGCGAAGACATCGCTTTCGGCTGGGCGCTCGAAACACTCTGCGGGCCGGGTGTCCACCTCACCGCCCCGCTCTATCACCTATGGCACACCCAGGAGTTCCAAGGTCAGCACCGCCGCGGCTCCCCCGAGTCCGAGGCGCTGGCCGGCCGGTACCGCGACGCCCGCAACAAGCCCGACCAGATGCGGGCGTTGATCGCTGAACATTCACACGAGGCGGTGCCGGTCTGATGGCGAACCCGACGGTCGATCTCCGCCCCGGCCGGCTCGACATCAAGGTCAGCCGCGGCGATACCGACGGCATCCCGATCGTCATCCAGGAAGGCGGTGTCGCCGCCGACCTGACCGGGCGGACCTACGCCGCCCAGCTCCGCCGCTCGGCGGCGGCAGCGACGGCGATCGACGTGACCGTCGACACCACCGAAGCCGCCACCGGCATCCTGATCCTCCGCCTCGAACCGGCCGTCACGGAAACCCTGACCGGGATCTACCAGTGGGATCTGGAACAGACCGTGGGCGGCACGGTCCGCACCCTCCTCGCCGGCCGATGGACGTTCGACCCGGACGTGACCCGCGATGAGTGACCCGGTCGCCATCATCGACATCGACGAAACCGAAGTCGCGGTCACCGTCCTCGACGGCGACGGCGTCACGGTCGAAGGCGTCGGCGCGGTCGGCCCGCCCGGTTCGATCGGAGCGACGGGCCCCACCGGCCCCCAGGGCGCCGTCGGCAGTACCGGCCCCACCGGCCCGGCCGGGGTCACTGGCCCTACCGGTGCGACGGGCGCGGCCTCGACCGTGGCCGGCCCCACTGGTCCAACCGGCCCTACCGGGGCTGCAGGTCCAACCGGTCCCAGCGGCGCGGCATCCACAGTGGCCGGACCCACCGGCCCGGCAGGGGCTACGGGCCCCGCGGGGCCGGTCGGCCCTGTCGGCGCCACCGGGGCGAGTGGCCCCACGGGTGCTACCGGCTCCGCGGGTTCCGCAGGAGCTACCGGCCAGACCGGCGCAACATCAACCGTCCCTGGACCGACGGGCGCCACTGGCGCGGCGGGTAGCGTCGGCGCGACCGGAGCCACCGGCCCCGTAGGCGCCACTGGTCCGCAGGGTGCGGTGGGAGCGACCGGCGTCACGGGCCCGCAGGGCGACATGGGCACGGCGGGCTCGGTCGGCCCGGCCGGGGTCAACTGGCTCGGCGTGTGGTCCTCGGTCACCGCCTACGTCGAAGACGACGCCGTCGACCATGACGGCACCGCCTACATCGCACTGACCTCGAACACGAACGATGCGCCGCCGTCGGCGAACTGGTCGGTGATGGCCGCCAAGGGCGACACCGGCCCCGTCGGCTCCACCGGTCCCGCCGGAGCTGTCGGAGCGACCGGGCCTACTGGTCCGGTTGGTGGGACTGGCGCGACCGGTCCTGCCGGGGGAGTGGGAGCGACCGGAGCGACGGGCCCGGCGGGTGGTGCCGGTGTTGCCGGGGCCACCGGGCCGGCTGGTGCGACCGGACCGGCGGGCGTTACGGGAGTGACCGGTCCCGCGGGCGTCGCCGGTCCGACCGGGGTGACCGGCGCGACGGGTCCGGCCGGGGCGACCGGTCCGGGAGGATCGGCCGGGGCCATCGGAGCGACGGGTGTCACCGGGTCCACGGGCCCGGCCGGGGCGACGGGCCCGACCGGCGCTGCGGGGATCGTCGCCCAGGACGCCGAACCGGCCGGGCCGCACACCGCCGGAGACCTGTGGGTCGACACCGACGCCACGGCCACCCCGCACAATCACTCGGGCACTTATGTGCCCCTCGCCACCATCGACGCCGCCGGTGATCTGCTCGTCGGAGACGCCGACAACAGTGTGGCCCGGCTCGCCAAGGGCACCGCCCTCCAAGTCCTCCGGGTCAACTCTGGGGCGACGGCATTGGAGTGGGCGGCGCCGAGTACCGGCGTACCGGGCGACTACGGCGACGGCTCCGACGGCATCATCAACTTCGACGGGACGACCACCGTTCTCGGGCTGGCCCCTTCCAGCAGCATCTACACCCTTACACGAGACATCTTCCTCGCCAGTGGATCGCAGGTATCCGGCAGCGCCGTCATCGACTGCGCGAACTACCGGATCTTCTGCAATGGCACGTTCACCATCGGCGCGTCAGCCGTCGTACACAACGATGGGCCAGCCGCCTCCGGCACGACCGGCGGCGGTGCCAAGGCGGCCGGTACCTGCCAGGTAGGACTCAGCGGCGGCAACGGCGTGGCCGGCGGCTCCGGCGGCGCCGGCTCATCGGCAGCGGCGAACGCCCACCTGGGCGGCCGGGGAGGGTTCGCCGGGCAATCCAGCGGGGGACCCGGGGTCGGAGGCGGCACCGCCCAAGGCGCCAGCATCCCTCTGACGGCGCCAGACGGCTTGCCCAGAGCCTTGGAAAACGCGTTCCGGGCAGCAAGCCTATCTGCCGTCCGCTGGAACGGTGGCTCTGGCGGCCGGGCAGGCGATGCCGCAGCCAGCAGCACTGGCGGCGGTGGCGGCGGAAGCCCCAGCGTTCTGCATCTGACCGCCTACAACCTTGTCATCAACGGCACCATCCGATGTGCGGGAGGTGCCGGTGGGGCGGCTTCAGGTGCCGGGACCGGAGCAGGCGGTGGCGGTGGTGGCGGTGGTGGTGCGGTGATCGTCGTCTACCACACGAAGTCGGGGACAGGGTCCACCTTCACGGCGGCGACAAACGCTCCCGGCGGGACGGGTGGCGCGCCACAGGGTGCAGGCAAGACCGGCGCCACAGGTTCCAACGGCACCGTCTACGAGATCGTCCACTGATGGCGCCGCACAGTTCGCCGGGTCAATCGCGCACGAGGAGGGCAACATGAGTCCTGTTCTGCGCATGTGGAACGGCAGCGCCTACGTCGACGTCGACGGCTCGCCCGGCCCCAATGGCGCCACGGGCCCGACCGGGCCGACCGGCGCGGCGTCGACCGTCGCTGGACCGACCGGAGTGACCGGAGTGACTGGCGCGACGGGACCGGCAGGGGCGACGGGGGTCACCGGCGCGACCGGGGTGACCGGCGCGACGGGACCCACCGGTGTGACTGGCGCAACCGGCCCGACCGGGGTAACGGGAGCGACCGGGCCGACCGGCCCGGCCGCGGCGACCACGATCACGGCCAACCGGCAGACGGCCAGCTATACCCTCGCCCTGACCGATTCCGACAAGGTCGTGGAGATGAACGTTGCCACGGCCAACAACCTGACCGTCCCGCTTAACGCGACGGTGGCGTTCGCTGTTGGCGCGGTCGTCGAGCTGTTCCAGTACGGCGCCGGCCAGACCACGGTCGTCGCGACCGGCGGTGTCACCATCCGCTCGTCGGGCGCGAAGTTGAAGCTCACCGGCCAGTACTCCGGCGCGTCGTTGCGGAAGATCGCCACAGACGAATGGGCGCTCGTCGGAGACATCGCAACGTGACCGTGCGGGGACTGCGCCGAGGAGCCATCGCTGCGTCGAGGGTGGCGGCAGCCAGCTATCTCGATCAAGTGGTCGCCGACGGCGCGACTGCTCTGTGGAAATACGACGAAGCATCCGGGGCCGTCGCTGACGACGCCATCGGCAGCGCCAACCTCGACATCGTCGGCAGCGGCGTCACATACCGGGCGGCCGGCCCGATCCCCGCCACGGTTCCCTATGCGATGTCAGGTAGCGGCATCGATCTATCCCTTCGCTCGGGCACGGTGCTGGCCAACGGTGCTATCACCTTTGAAGCTCTCGTCTACCTGACGGCCACGGAATACGCCCTCTTCCAACAAGGCTCGAACTACTACAACACAGGCCTGTATCTGTATATCGAACACACGCCCACGGTCCTGACGTGGATCGTGGGTGTCTCCAGTGCCGCAGGGCAGCGGGCCATCGTGCAGTCTTCGCCCGGAAGCGTGCCGCTCAATCAGTGGATCCATATTGTCGGCCGG